ACATTTGGTGTCTGAGAAAAAGCCTCTGATACAGTTATTGTTGCACCAGAAATACTGCTTATATCTTTAATTTCGACAGTCCCATCTGGTAAAACTAAACTTAATTTTGCATCACCAACAGGATTACCACTTGCATCTACAGCAAAGTCTGTTGCATTTGTATCATCTACAGTAACAACTGTGGTAGAGGTAACAGCAGAAAGTCTCCCACCTCTTCTTACACCAGCACGAACAGGATCATTAATTTCTATTATGGCTCCGGGTCTTACTACAGCACCAGCATCTATAGAAGTAGAAAAACTTACTAATTCTGATTCGTTTTGCTCTGCAAATAATATTGCCCTACCTAATCTTGCAGCTTGACCTCTTGATGTACAACCAAATCCTTTTACCTGTTTTGTTATTATTCCAAATTTACCTTGTGCAGTACTATCCTCTACAACTTCATAATCAATTTCTTGGCTGTCCATATTAAAATATGAGACAGCTACAGCAGTATGTCTTTGCTTTAAACTACTTCCCGAATAATTAAAACCTTCAGTAGTTACATTACTTAAATTAAATAGATAACTTGCATCTTTTGGTGAATCCTGTGTAATTGTTATTGAACCAGCAGTCCAAATAGGCATACATCTCATTACACCTGAAAGCTCATTTATTAATTCAAAAGCTTCACTTGATGATTGGATATTTACATTACAACTAAATCTAGCTTCTGTACTACCAAAACCATCATCTACTAATGTATTTGAATATTTACTGGCAGTAACAAAAGAAAAAAGGTCAAGGTTGCTATCTGTAACATGATCTCCAAAACCATATCTAGTATTTGTAAGAAGATCAAGTAACACCATAGCAGGGCAAGAAGTCCAGACTGCTGCACCCATTACTCCATTAAATATATAGCCATCAGGATAAACAATACGACCAGTTGCACTATCAACAGTTGGTGTTCCAGAACTAGAAGCACCAGCCCCCGGAATCCTTACTTTTATTCCTCTGACCCTAAATTTTCTTGAAGGTATTGAACTAAACTGTTGTGAATCTAATCGTATTGCATTGTAAGCAGAGTTTGCATAAGTAGATGCATCATCTATTATTTCAGAAAAACTTGTCCACTGAAAAGCATTTATGGTACTGCTACTTGTACTATCTGCTGTTATTCTTGTAACTCTTATATCAACAGGAAATGCACCTGTAACTTCAACAGAAAAATCTTTTTGATAAGCGTCAGCAGTTCTACCTGTAACAGTATCAGTATGAATATCAGTAAAACCACCAGAATTATATTGAACAGAAATTTTAAAACTTACTGTATCACCTAATAAATCTCCCTGTTCTGTAGCTATCTGTATTTGTGGAAATGTAATTGATACTTTTATACGATCTACAGATGTATTTGTAATTTGTCTTGTAACTGCACTTGCTGCTGTAACAGTTACACCAACTGGAATTGTTGATTGGCTACTTTCTATACCAGCAATTTTTGTTTGATCTGCTGTACCAAATCTTGAATTAAAAGTAACATCTTGATAATTAAAATCAGTTGTTGCTGGACTTGATGATGATGCTGTTGCTTTTAATATTGGTGTATCGTTTAAAAATACATCTTTAAGATATGCATTTTTGTATGCTGTAGATGTTTTGTCTGTTATTCCTTCTTTTGATGCAGACGCACTTCCTTCTATCTCTCCTTCACTTATAAGATCAAGAAAAGTTGCGAACTGTTTACTGTGTAGAGTGTCAGGTGTTCTTGTCGGTTGTGGAGGAGGTGGAGGACTACCACCACCACCAGAACCACGAATAATTTTACGTTTATCTGTCATACTTGTACCTGTTCTGTATCTATACCACCACTAATAACAACAGAACCAGTAATAATTTCACCATAAACAATAGGAACAGGTGTTCCAGCCCTAGATGTCTGTTGTGTTCCACTAAAGCTAAATGATAATCTTGGGTCTTGCTCTGAACTAAATTCTGGTAACTTTGGTGTAGGAAATAACATTCCACTTACACCACTTAAAACCAATGCAGCACCAATGCCAAAAGCAGCTTTTGCACCAGTACTTGCTGCAGCAAAACCAAAAAAGCCTTGACCTCCAAGTTGTAAAGATGGTGTGAATAAACCACCAACACCAAAACTCATAGCAATTAAAGCACCACCTAATAAAATTCTGCCTAAATTACCACCAGCACCAGATATGACAGGAACAAACTTTATATCAGATTGACCTACAGGAAAATGTAATTCATCAATACCAACATCTTCTTTATTACATAACACTTGATAATATTTATTGGACATATAACTTTCTAGTTCTGGAAAGTTATTTATTAAAAAACTTACAGCCTGTGCTGTTGTATTTACTGCAACTTCAAATTCTTTATGGCCTGTTACTTTAGCAAGATCGCCATATAATTTTACTTTACGGAGCATAGCGTAACCTCATGCCAGTACATTTTAACAACCATTCATTGTATGGTTCCTTACAACTTATTCTATCTGCTAAATGATGTAAAACATCACCATCTAAAAAAATTGCCACATGGTTTAAACCTGTAGCCATTATAGACATAAATAAAAGATCACCATTTTGTAATTTTTCTTCTGGTCTTAATTGTCTAAACCCAGTTCGCCATGCACATCTTTCAAACATTGGATCTGCAATAAATTCTTCAGGTGTTGTTGGTCTATCCCAATCACGCAAAGTTATCTTTTTTTCATCTTTATACCAATCTCTTACTAAAGCCCAACAATCAGTTATACCCCAAACCCAATGCCTACCAATTAAAGGTGGTTTATATCCACTTGGCTCATAATAACCCCACTGTTCTGTTTTTGGATTAACTATATGCCAAGGCAGTTCTGAATTTTCACAACTTATTTTATCTGCCTGACTAGCAACAGGAGGTGTAACAGGGTGGCTATGTATAACAGCTAAAATATTTCCAGTTTCTTCTGCTTTTACAAAATCATCTGGGTCAATAATAAAACATTGTTGTTGGTATGTTGATAAATTTTTACAAGGTAAATATTTTTCTTTTCCTTTTATTTCTATTAACAAACCACAAGACTCTTTTGGATCTTGTTCTTTTGCATGAACCAATGCATCTTGTTTCCAACTCATATTTTTATTCGACCAATACTAGGAAACTCTGCTCTTGTACATTGTCTCTTAGGACTTCGAACACCAGCCAAGTCAATAGGTGCAGCAAGCTCAAAACTTACAACGTCTCTTGTTTCCTGTGATTTTCTATCAATAGAATATATTTCTTGTGCAAATTCAGCGTTTGGGTCTGGTGTCCCATATGGATTTACACCACCAGCAAAATTTACAGCATCAATAAATTTTGCAAGTGTTCGTATTCTTGTTACTGTTGCTCCTGTCAGGTCATTACCTGTTGTTGTTTGATTAACAGTAAGAAGTATTGATGTAATAGTTCCAAGAACATTACTTACAGTAAATGTTGGTCTTGGTATTTGTCCCTTTTGATAAGCAAAACCTTCTACCTGTACTGGAAATCTTTGGTAAGTATTACCAGCCCAAACAATCTCACCATTAGAATTTAAACTTGAACCAGCATGAAATCTATATGTTGTTGCAGATCCATGCAAAGCAGCAGTAGTTGTAAGAGTAAATAATTCAATAATAGATGATGGATTTATTGATTGAATGTCACTTATAACACTATTACTCATGGTTCAAATACCTCTCTAAATTGAACTTTTACAGTAGCTCTATTGTTATAAGGTATTGTTTTTGTATAACCCTCACAAACAAACTTTTTAGAACCTGAAACTGTTGCTGTAACATTTCCACTATTTGTTGCACTTGCAGAAGCGGTAACTGTAAAAGTATCATCAGAAGCAGAAGAAGCAACAATAAAGGTTCCATCTGTAGCAGAACCACTTGTGAAATCAAGAGTAACAGTTTTTCCAATAGCAATTCCATGTTTGGTAATCGTTACTGTAATTGTTGTTCCAGATTGACTATATGTTCCTGTTTTTGAAACGCCTTCTCCATGTGGTGTAAAGTCAAAACTTGCTTGGTCATTTTCTCTACTTTCTAAAAATGCTTCAATAACATCTGCATTTTCTTCTGATTCATTAAATTCTAAATCAAAAACTTTTGGACTCTGATGACTAGCCAACCCAAACAAAATTCTGTGTTCATAACCATCTCCAAAACGAACATTTCTAACAACAGGATTAGATTTTTTTCTAAAACCTGAATAAGTAGGAGTAAATGAAGGGAATGTAGCCATTATGCGAGTAAACCTCCGGGTCTTTTTTCTTGAATTAGTTGTGCTTGTATTGCAGTAGAAAGAACAAGACCAAGCTCTCTGCTTTGTCGTTCGTTACCCTCTACATTAGAGCCTGATGCATCTACATTAACAACAATATTATTAGTTACACCACCACCTAGAGAATGATTTGGAATTATTGTACCAGCAGATGATGGTACAAATAATTCTGGACCACGTTCACCTACAATTGATGGTCTGCCAACAGGTGGCTTACCACCAGCAGCGAATCCGGGCAATTTTGCAAATGGTCCACCAAAAATTGCTCCTAAAGCAGTATTAATACCAAGCTGTAAAAGTTGTCTAGCAATCATATTTAAAATACCTTTTGCAGCTTCACCTAATGTTCTTGCTTGTAATATTGCATCAGTTAATGCTGTCGAAACACCTTGAGCAATACTATCTCCAATTTTTTCAAAAGCATCTCCTACACCATCAGTACTATCTTTTATTTTTTTAATTTTGTTATTTTGATCATCTAATTTAGTATTATTTAAACCTAACAACAATGTTTTTCTTGCTTCTAATTCATTTATTTTTTCTCTAATTGCAGTTTGCGTCTCTAAAACTTGGGTTTCTTCCTCGTTTGTTGTTTTAAATGGTCTGTTTAAAACACCTCCTTTATTTATTTTATCTGCTGTTTTAATTAACTGTTCTGAAGTACCTTTTAATTGACTAATTCTTAAATCAATTCCTTCAACATCTAAACCTAATGGTTGTATATTTTTTGTAAAATCTTCGATTTTCTCTAAATCAGATAAAAAACCTCCGGGGACATTGAGATTCATTCTAAATCCAGATATTTGTCTTTGAAATTCACTAGAAAATAATCTGTTTATTGCACCTAAAACTTTATTTGCAGTTTTTAAAGCACCCATTAATGCTGGTTCTAATACTTCACCAATAGTTCTTGCAAGTGTTTCTACATTATCTTGGAAAGTTGATAACTGACCATTTAAAGTTTTAGATTGTTTTGTTGCACCTTCAAAAAATACACCACCCTCACTTGTAAGATTTATTAATGCTTGATTAACTAAATCAGCACCAATCTTACCTTTACGCATTGCAGATTCAAACTCATCACCTTGTTTACCTGTAATACGTTTTAATTCACTTGTAATGTCAACTCCTCTTTCTAATAGTTGTAATTCTTCCTCTCTTTGTAATTTACCTTTTGCTAATATTTGACCAAATGCTGTTGATATTCCACTTAAATCAGCACCAGTAGCACCAGCAACATCCGATAACCTTTTTACAGTATCAACTAAATCTTGTGTTTCAAAACCAAAGGCTTTTAAACGCTTTGATTGTTCTATTAATTCACTACTTGTAAATGGTGTTACATTACCAAATGCTTGTAATTGACTAATAATTTTATTGGCTGAATCAACAGAACCAGTAAGTTGTATTAATGCAGTTCTTTGTGTTTGGAGTTCAGCTGTTTTTACAAAAACAAATCTAAATGTTGCAGCAAGAGCTAATGCTTTTAATAACGGAGCTATTGATCTTGTTAATGTTTGAACACCACCAGCAGCTACTTTTGCTGATGTTCCTTGTTCTCTAAATGAACGATTTGATCTATCTAATCTGCCTTTTAATTTATCTGTATTCTTACTAAGTTGTTTTGTTATTCTGTCTGTTTGCTGCAATGGTCTAATTGCATTTTGTGCATCAACTATTAATCTGACTGTTGATTGTGCCACAAATAAAAATAGACTTTATTATATATTACCTTGTTTTGGCTTTTTGACGATTTATTTCTTGTTTTTCTCTTTCATTTTTAACTTCATAATATGCAGCCCAATATATTAACTCTTCTTCAGTTATACCTTTTCTTAATTCTTGTACTGTCTTACTAAGTTCTGTTGCGAGAAAAAACTCAAAATTTAACCAGTTATCTCGCTTGATTCTTTTTTTGCTGAGTTTAAATCAATATCTAATCCCATCATAAATATTTCTAAGTCATTCAATATAGTTTCTGGTAGAAACCTTTTAAGGTTTTCAGCATCAGCAGAAGCAAATGCTTTTGTACCATCTTCATTTTCTGCAATTTGGCATAAAAGCCTTGTTGATATGACTAACCCTTCTTCTGTTCCAACAGCAGCTTGTGCTTGTATTCTATCGTGTCTGGTTATTGGTGGAAAATATAATTCTTTTAAAATGGTTCCATCAGGATTATTAAGTTCATACTTTCTTCTTTTAGTCATTACATCAGCAAACGCTTCTGTAATAAGGTCTACGTTTCTTTTTGCAGGCATAGGGTTTTAATTGTATTACCCTAATATACTATATAGCTGAAGTAATGGCACCATTAGTAATAAAGGTAAGGCTTACCTCTTGAATTTCTCCAAGTGTTGCTCCATATTCTGCATTGGTAATGATACCAGCAAAACCAATTTTTTTACTTGCTGTTCCACTGTCAGGAAATAACTCAAATAATGCATCGCCAGCATCACCAGTTACAAGAACATCATCTATAAAGGCTTGATAATCTGAGTTACCAGATGGGTTATAAAGTAAAGTTGCAGAACCTTCACCAGAGATAAGACCACCTACAAAAGATTTTGAAGTTGCACCCATTGCAGTAGTCTCTTGAGTGTCCTTACTAACAGACAATGACCATGATCTTAAATCTGAAATGTCAGCTTCAGTACCGCCAGCATTTTCAAACATAATTTTCCCTACATCACCTTTAACAGCCATAACAAAAAGAAAGTATTTATTTTATATTAACCTTTTTTAGTCTTTTTCACATCTATTTTACAATTTTGTTGACTCTCCATATATCTTTTACATCTATTATCCCAATAAGCAGCTTCCCTTCTTCCTTTAACAGCTTCAATAGCGTCAAGCATTTCTTCTGTGATTACAAGTTTTGGCATGATTAAAGTTCCTCATAAATTTCAAAAGTAATTCTGATTTGTGTTTGGAATTTACCCTCTGGACTTTGTGATAATACCTCGGGACCAACAGGCGAATCAAAGATTACATCTGATACTGTAATTTTATTATATAAGTCTCTGATTCTTTTACCAATAGTGTAATTAGCACCAGCACCAA